AGGAACTCGAATTCGCTATTATGTGAAAAGAGGAAAGTACGGAAAGCTATTTAATCCCATCGGACTATACAGCGAGGGGACTCAACGTAAACAACACCGTCATGCGGGTAAGCCAGCATGGGAGTTTAAAGAAGCGACCCAAAAGGTTTTTACCTACTATATCAAGTTTCTCCGTAGTAGAAATGCAGCATGGCTTAACAACGCAGAAAGGGAAGTATGATGACAGCAAAAGGTAGACTAGGAAAGTCAGAGAAGTATGTGATAGAGGGTATGTTTGAGGACGGATATAGCTTCGCAGAAATAGAAGAAGAGACAGGTCGCAAGGAAGCTACTATTGAGAAGCATCTACGTAGTCTGGCCGAGGCGGAGGTAGAAGAGACTGAAAAAGAAAAGCCGAAAGGTAAAAACAAGGGACTCTTTGTTCGTAAAACTATGATGAAAAATAGCACAGGTGTCAGCATTATGACCGAAGCAGAATCTTCTAGGGGTGAGAGGCCAAAAGGGGAAAGCCAGAGTACAATTAAGGAAAGGTACAAGAAAACAATCCATAAAATCTCTGACGAAAAATAAATGGCCAAAGAACGATCTGATAAAAGTCGCTATCAATCCAGGTATGCTCCCCGAGGATGGGTTCATGCCGCCCAGTACATAGCTGAGCTTATCTGTGAAAAAAAGGCTCAGAATGACAGAGCGGATCTACCCCTTCGCTTCTGGGAATTGCCAGATTGGAAAAAGTATTTTCAATTTCAGGTCGTATTAGCTAACCGCCTCATCAAAGAGCATGGAGAACATGCTGTTATCGCTGCTCTACGCGATAATCGTACATACAAGACCTACTCTCTTCGTAGCGGGTGGCTACATAAGGTCATTGAAGAGTATGTACTGAAGGAGGAGATCTCTCGACAAATAGCTGAAGAGGTGTTATATGATTTTAGGGAAAAGAAGACCTTTGATAGTAACAATTCAAAGAAATCCGTAATATCAGAACTGAAAGACCTAGAATGAATGACGCATTTGAAAAAGATATCCTTAAAGAGTACGGGGAAGTATTACTTGATCCAGCAACGATCATTGAGAATGCTCCTCCTATAATTCCACTATCACCTAAACTAGACATAGCCTTGGGGGGAGGAGTTCCCGAAGGCTCTTTGTTTGTCATGACTGGCCCAGAGAAGGTTGGTAAAACTGTTACAGCATTACAGTTCTGTAAGAACGCTCAGAAGGTACTGCTAGAAGATGGCACTCGTCGTAAGATTATGTATGGCAATATTGAGGGTCGCCTCAAGAAGCGTGACCTACTTGGAGTGAACGGCCTTGATCTTGACCCAGAGTTTTTTAAGGTTATCGGATCAAAGAAAGGCAACATCTTAACGGGAGAGAAATATCTTTCAATTTTTGATAAGCTGGTTCACTATGTACCACATTCTGTTGGAGTTATAGACTCCTTCTCAGCTCTAGCTTCAGAAAAAGAGCTGGTGCAAGATATTGAAGATGCACAGGTTGCGGTTATGCAAAAGTTTATTGCAAAGTTTACCCGTCGCTTCGCTAATGTGTTGCCTATCAATAGAGTAACTCTTGTAGGGATCACTCATATCATGGCTAACATTGGTGCTATGGGAAATGCAAAAAAGAAGACAGAGAAGTCGGGCAACGCACTGAAATATGCCCAAGACGTGAAGCTATACGCTACCCATAAAGAGCCTTTAAAACAAGGTGAGCATCAGATAGGGCAGAAGATTAATTGGATCGTGGAGAACACCGCAACGAACACTCCTCCAGGTCAAAAGGTGCAAAGCTACATGAAGTATGGGCATGGCATTTGGGAGGAAATGGAATTGGTTGACGTGGCATGTGACTTTGGGATCTTAAGAAAAGCTGGAGCATGGATCAAGTGGCCAGATGATAGTCAGTTCCAAGGGAAGGTAAAAGCAGCCGCGTATCTTGAACAAGACAGAGAAGCTTTTGATGATTTAAATAAACAAGTAAGAGAAATGGCAGGACTAGAATAATGAAAAGAAGAGACTTTGTAAAAGCGTTAGGCGTCTTAGGTATTAGCGTCCCTCTTGCTGTCGATCTTGAGGCTGCTGGAGTCAACATATCAACTACTACTTTAGATGATGTAGATCCCGATATAGGCAAGGACTTAAAGGTAGATCTCAAGAAGGTAATGTCTCCTATGAGGAAGACAGCCCCTTCGAATAAAGGCTTTAATCTGCCTCCACAAGCAGTGATTAATGATATTGTCATGAGGATAGGCAGTTATGACATGAAGACCTCTGAAGCTGCGATGGAAGAGTTCTGTGTTATTATTCAGGATGGCGTAAATGCTTCTATACGGGAAGATATTGTCTTTGATATTTTTCATGAGCTTCACTATGTTCCAGAGTCTCCAAACCACAACTCCTATTGTGTCTTCTCGTTGCCAAAAGGCATAGACAGTGCCTATATAATACCTAATCATGGCCATGTCCCAGATAGACTCACAGAAGGAGACCATGTAGCCGTACCAAACTATGAAATAGCAAGCTCAATAGACTGGCGTTTGGTCTACTGTCGTGATGTTCGATGGGATATATTAGGGGCAGCAATAGAAGCCTTCATTGAATCCTTTAGAAGCAAACTATCTACAGACGCTTGGAATACTTTGATTGCTGCTGCCTTTGATCGCAATAACACTGTATCAGGACAGAGTATCATGCTGATAGAGAAGATGAAAGAAAAGATGAGGGAGGATGGAAGGTGTCTTACCGACGCTTATACTAGTCCCGAGCTTATTCAGTCGTGGTTTATAGAAGAATATGGAGAAAAGGCTTGGCAAGAAGCTATCAAAAATAAAGGACTTCTTTATAAAGGTATCAAGATACATTTCCATGACAGCTTCTCTTATGCGGGAGAAGCTAACAGATTTATAACATATGAGTTGGGGCTACCTCCTATTTCTCTTAAGAGCGAAATGTTTTGTCTTGGTCTAGATCAGTCCAATGGATCATATCCTTTTTATATAACCAGGCCAGAGACACAAAAGGATATCATGCTTTATAGTGATTCTAACCCTCATCGACAACGGCGTGCAGGAATGTATGGTTGGGGCCTACAGGGAATCTCTGTATTGAATAATAAGTATACGATCTTAGGGAGATATTAAATGCGAAGAAGAAGTTTTTTAAAGGGCGTAAATGAAAACTCGCGATCTTGATGGGGATATAGTAGACTGGAAGCCAAGCGGTGAGATTGTGACGGCGGAGGATACCCGTAATAGATCACAGTTACATCTAGCAGCTCGACAGATACTTTATGAACTGTTCCCTACGACACAGATAATTGAAGAGGTGTCCATCCCTATTAAAAGGGGGGTAACTCAGTACTTTGATTTCTTCATAAGCAATATTAAATTGGCTGTGGAGGTCAACGGCCAGCAGCACTACAAATTCAATAGTCTGTTCCACTCTACAGCTTCCGACTTTATGGCTCAAAAAAAGAGGGACCAGGACAAGCGGGACTGGTGCGAACAAAACAGAATAACCTTGATAGAATTACCCTATAACGAAAAGATAGAAGAATGGCTGACGAGAATACAAAGCCGATGACGCCAAGGGATAGGCTTGATAAACTCGATGAGGTGTTGAATGAGTACGAAAAGGGGCTGGGATTGCCAGCCTTTATTGAGGGCCAAGAAGACACAGAAGTTCAACGATACTTGTCGCTGGGTCCAAGGGACCGCGAAAAACTAACGCTAGAAGATTGTGCTGAGGCAGCGTTGGTGCTAGGCAACTACGCATTTTACTTACAACGAGCACTTAACCGTGAAAATGCCAGGATCAATTGGGCCACAGCGGTCCTTAAAGAGTTCATCTCTGGCAGAGAGTCTCAATATACAGGGTCATGGGAAAGTCAGTTCTTCCAAGCTACTAAAGAAGATGGCTATGCTAGTGGAGTATTAAGGATTCAAAGGTATGCACAACAGCGGGCAGACCGTATAACATACCTTTCCACTTCCATTAAAAACCTAAGCGATTTATTCGTGAACCTACAGAAAGCAAAGGTAATGAAGGGATGAGTAATAAAAAAGATAGAATAGCAAGCCTGCTTGCTAAGATGGATAACTCTATGCTCGATAAGCTTGAAGAGGCTTTGGGTGACAGCGAAGCACCAGAGGAGAAGCCTACGAAGCATGAGATTCAGAAGAAACCTAACCGCCGTCGTGGGCGTGGAAAGAAACGTAGGCAAGAAGATAGTACCGATTTAGAAGAGATCGAAGAACAGCGTCCTCGTCGCAACAAAAGGGGAAAAAGAAGCAGACCTCGTACACAAGAGCGTAAGATTAGTAAGGGGTCAGCGTGCAGAACTCTTGAGTATGACATTGACTCTCCTCGTGAGAATAGGTTCTTAGATTTTATTGGAGATACTTCTCTCGA